GGTTTACAAGGGACAGGCAGAGTGCATCCGCCAACTCAACGAGCGCATCAGCGAGCTGGAAAAGGCGCTCGATTTAATCGCAGGATACGCGACAATCGAGACACCTCAAGAAGTTACGGAGATCATTAACGCAGCAAAGAGGGAGATATGAAAGTGTACTGTAAAGACTGCAAGCACAGGACGGCATCCACGATTATTCTTGATGATAGCGTTAATTGTCGCTGTAAGAAGCGCGCTGAAACCTATGAGAACTTCTACGAAAAACACACCAGGTTGCCTTTCTGCTCTCTGATAAACGAAAATAATGACTGTCAAGATTTTGAGCCTTCATTTTTGGCAAGGATTAAGGCGGCTATAAGTGAATGGATGGTGGGGAAATGAAAGAAGTGAGAGTAAAAACCGATTACTGGTACGACACAATGTGGATTATCGCATCCACGCCAGGCGGAAACAGATTAGCAACACAGGTGCTGCTATGCTACAACTAACCGGAAACGACATGGAGACAACTACGGCAATGCGAATCATCATCCGCCAGAAGTGCGAGACATTTTCTGATGCTGAATTGGTCGAGAAGCTGATCGAGGAGCTGGAGGAAGCGCTGGAGGCAGCGAGAGAGTATCAGGAAAATCCATGCGAACGGACGCTCAAAGCAATGGCAGAAGAACTGGCAGACGTGCGCGTTGCTGGCGAGATGACGCTTTCTGACGCTTTCCTCGGGTTCGCATCGTATCACAAAGCAAAAGTGCTGAAGGCGCTGTACGAGCAGATACCAGCTGCAATCAGGAGAGCATTTATAGCTGCACAAAAAAACAATTAACGACATGGCCAGACCGACAAAACAAGGTATCGACTTCTTCAGTATGGACGTGCACGATGACGACAAGCTGGACCTCTTTATTGCAGAGACAGGAGCGGAGGGGTACGGCATACTCATCATGCTCTGGAAGCTCATCTACCGAGGCCACGGTTACTATATCGAAGACAACGAAGACCTCGTTTTGCTCCTGCGGAAACGTACGTTTTCGACGCCGGAAACTATAGAAACGGTCATAAAAGTGGCACTGAAACGCGGGATCTTCTCGGAAAAACTCCATTCAGAGCACAAAATCCTCACTTCGACAGGCATCCAGAAGCGCTTTTTCCCTGCCGCTCGGAAGAAAAAAGAGGTCCATGCCCGGGCGGATTTCCTGCTGATTTCGGTTTCTGATCACAAAAACATCGTTTCCGACAGCGGAAACCCCATTCCCGGCGGCGGAAATGCCACAAAGGAAAAGGAAAAGGAAAAGGAAAAGGTAAAAGAAGAGAGAGAGTATAGTGGTAGTCTTGTAAGTAGCGCGCGCGCGCGAGAGGCAGATTTTCCCTCTCTCTCTGATGTAGTCGAGTTTTTCTCGGATGCTGGATTCACCGTCTACCAGGCAGAGCAGTTTCACGCCCACTTGACACGAGGCGATCCGCCGAAAGACTGGAGAGCAGCAGCTACAGCATGGACATCGGAAAACGTCAACAAACACAAGCGGCATAATGGAGCAGCAACTAGAGCGAAAAAGCAGAACGGCAACCCTCACGACATCGCCAACTGGGAGTTCCTCAAAGCGTGTGAGCAGCGAGATGCTGACGCGGGCAAAATCGATTCTTGTGAGCAAGACTATCCAGGCGGATGATAAGCGCAAGCAGAGGGCGGCTGAGTGGGTGCTTGAGCCGGCAAGCGCTATGATGATCTTCGAGCTCGTCAAGAAGATGCAGACGCTCAAGGGTCGTACATACGCAGAGGTTGCAGAGCGCATGTACGGGCAAGACTGCGACCAGCAAGCGCGGGAGTTCGTCGAGCGACAGATATGTGAGATGATGATGCAACGCCAGGTAACGGCATCTGAGCTTGCCGAGTGGTACAAGATGACGATAGAAACCGTGTACGAGCATAGCAAGTTCCAGCCGCTCCCGGATTACTCAGCCTGCGTCAAGGCTGTAGATGCAGCGCAGCTCGGCAACCGGAGACTCAGGGAGGCGGCGGAACGGGTACTTGACGCACAGCCAGTTATTCCTGGTCTTATCGCTGCAGTCGCTGAGCAGTCGGGGGCAAGATCCCTGCAAGAGCTTTTTGCCGAACTCAGAAGGAAACTCGATTAACCACCACAAACACCCCCTCGTATGAAGAACTGGGAAAACAAAAGCGAGACAGACGTTATCACCATCCAGGACGAGGTCGTCATCATCGAGCAGCGGATGGACGTTGATCTCAACAAAAGGCACCAGGACAGCTACCCCTGGCACGCAGTTGTAGCGGGGATGCGCATTGTATGCCATGCAGCGACACGTGCCGATGTGATAGAGCAGGTCAAAGCGAAAATCAAGAGAAAGAAGGAATACAAGAAGCTCCAGCAGTACTTCGCACAGAAAAAAGCCAGAGCGCTGCTTGCCAAGAAAAAGTAGTCCAGGAGGATGATCCGGTGAGAAAAAGAAAGCCCGGTATCATGACCGGGCTACAGGTTGTGAATTTTGGGGCAGAACGCAACGCTGAGCGACTTTCTCCCCCAAGGTGGTATAGAACACCCCTCGACCAATTTTAAACCAATGTCGCCCATTTAAGAGCGTTTTGGTCTTTCGGTAGTATTGCAGGCGCTGCTGAGTCACACCGAGCCGGATAGCCAGCTCGGTCTCTGAGATTAAGTCGGTCATCCTCACCTCCCTGATCTGATGCCGTACTTATCAGCGATGCGGCGGTACATCTTGGGTGTGACGTACGCCCCGATCACATTATCGTCCGGCAAGTCGGCCAGGGCATCGTAAAAAGCGTCCTGGTCCACCATGTCCTCGTAAGGTATGTCTTCCGTGGGGTCACCTTCCTCTACGCCATTGATCGTATCAGCGACAAGGAAAACAATCGGCAAAGTGTCGTCAGCATGGATCGTTCGCTGCGTCTCCATGTCATCGATGACGTACAAGTGGTCGCCTTCCGGCCAGCGATCACCGGTGCAGCTCATACCCCTGATTATCATCTTGCCTTCGTCGATCCGGTTGAGAATTATCTGAGTTTCCATGATGTCCTCCTGTTTGGTTTTTGTTGGCCTCCAATAGCAGTATAACTCCTTTTTTGTGTCACACAAAATAAATTCGCAAAAAAACACAAAAAAGACCGTTTGAAGCTCTGCATGCTCGCTGTAAGATCGAGCATGGCAAAGAGTACAGCAGCACATAAACTCACACCGAAGCAGGAGGCTTTCTGTCTTGAGTACCTGGTTGACCTCTGTGGGACGCAAGCAGCGATCAGAGCAGGGTACAGCGCAAAGACTGCCGGACGACAAGCTATCGATCTCCTCACAAAAACTCATATCACGGCACGCATCCAGCAGCTTCGCAATGAGCAGCAAAAGCGCGTGCAAGTCACGGCAGACTATGTGCTTACGACTATCGTAGAGACTATCGAGCGCTGCAAGCAGGCTGAACCGGTCCGTGATCGGGAGGGTAATCCGACTGGCGAGTACAAGTATGACAGCGCCGCCGTGCTCAAGGGCTCTGAGCTCCTGGGCAAGCATCTTGCGATGTGGACTGACAGGCAGCGGATAGAGGATGCAGAAGGGAAAGCCCTGCCGGTGCTCAAGCTCGTTGTCGAAAAGGGGGGTGACGGTGAGCAGGCCTGAAGTCAAATTCTCAACGATCGAGCAATTCCTCCCGCTCTTTGATCGAGAGCATCCGGAGTATAAGAAGCGCTACAAAGTCTTCCATGGCGGCAGATACAGTGGCAAGAGCACCCAAGCTGCAATGGGCCTGCTTGTGCGAGGATATGAGGAGCCGCTGCGCATCCTTTGCACGAGAGAGGTGCAGAAGAGTATCACCGATTCGGTGCACAAGCTGCTCAAAGACCAGATTCAGGCGCTCGAATTGGGCCACTTTTACCGCGTCCTTGACAACAAGATTGTCGGTCTCAACGGCACCGAGTTTTTCTTCCAAGGCCTGCAGCAGCACACAATCACATCGATCAAATCCTTTGAGGGTATCGACATTTGCTGGGTCGAAGAAGCCAACACAGTAATGTCGGGCAGCTGGAAGATGCTCATACCGACGATCCGTAAAGAGGGCTCGGAGATATGGATCACGTTCAACCCTGACCAGGAGAGCGACTACAGCTACTCGCATTTCGTCATGCGCAAGCGTGATGATGCGTATGTAGCAAGGGTCAACTGGTATGATCTGCCCAAAAACTGGCTCACGACAGCGATCATGAGCGAGATACAGACGCTCAAGGCGACCGACTATGATGAGTATCTGCATGTCTACGGCGGAGAGTGTCGCAAATACAGTGATGAGCTCATCATACAGCCGGCATGGCTCAGGAGGGCTTTCCGGGCTGATCCGGTCAAGGTTTATCCCGGTACGCCCGTCACGTTCGGTCTTGATCCGGCGCGGCTCGGTGACAAGATCAAGCTCAGCAAGCGGGAGGGACGCAACATCCGGTGGATAGAGCAGCTCCCGCCCGGGAGGATCGACGAGACAACAGCAAGACTCATACACAAGATCGACCAGGACCAGCCGGACAAGTGCTTTATCGACGCTGGCGGTCTCGGGGTCGGAGTGTATGATAACTGTGTCGGTGGTGGGTATGGTGACACCGTCGTTAAGATTGACTTTGGCGGAACACAGATGCTCGACAACCCGGACCGCCATTACAACATGCGGGCGATGATGTACGAGCGTTTTTCCGACTGGCTGCAGGATGAACCCAACTCGATACAGTGCGACACAAAGACCCAGGACCAACTGATCTTGGAAGCAACGGCAGTCAAAAAAGTGTGGAGAAAGAACTCCATACTCGACCTGACCCCGAAAGACAAGATCAAGGAAGAATACGGTTTCAGCCCTGACAACCTCGACTCACTCATACTTCACTTCGCGCAACGGGTCCGGCAGGGGGCCAGGCGACAGCACGATCAGCAATTCCAGGATGCGCCGTGGGCGTAACAACAAAGACTATACACAATGCACACAGATAGACTCCCGACGACATCAGAGATCACCGGCAAAGACAAAGCGGCCTTTCTCGATCTTGCACGCAAGCGCTTTGCGACAGGCGAAACGTACTGGCAGCCCAACTACAGAGCTGCAGAGTCAGATATCGTCTTTGCCTACAGTGAGCAGTGGGACGCAGAGGCCAGGGAGGCGCGAAAAGGTCAGGTGTGCTTGACGCTCAACAAAATCCCCACCTTCATCGACCAGGTTGTCGGAGACCAGCGTCAAAACAGGCCAGCTATCACAGTGCATCCAGCTGAAGCTGACCAGGTCGTATCGGGCAATGTGCCGTCACCAGTACAGCAGCCAGGACAGCAAGCAGGGCAGCAGGCATCCGCCAAAATATCAAATCTTGCCGGCAACAAGGACTACAGCGAGGCGGAAATACGAGAGGGCCTGATCCGCAATATCGAGTATCAGAGCAACGGTGATACACACTACGACATAGCTTTTCAGCACGCTGTGGAGTCAGGCATAGGGTGGCTCAGGGTGTATACGCAGTATGCGGATGATGATGTCTTCGAGCAGGATATCGTCATCAGCTCGATCAAGAGCCGGTTCAGCGTCATCATGGACCCGGAGGCAACGTCGGATCCAACTTTTTCTACGGCTAACTGGTGCTTTGTAACGCAGTGGATGCGTAACGAGGCGTTCCGGGATCGGTACAAGGAGGCTAACCCGTCATCGCTTGGCGACCCTGTGGGCGATTATGAGTCTTGGCATACAGACGCAAGGACGCGTATCGCGGAGTACTACTGGCGTGAGCCGGTCACAAGGCGCTTACTGCTGCTCAGCGACCGCCGGGTTGTATGGTATGACGAGGTCAAAGAGGTGCTTGACGAGCTTGCCGAGATCGGGGTAACCGTGGTGCGTGAGCGCAAGGTCGAGTCAAGCAAGGTGTACTGGGCAAAGATTACAGGCATGTCCATCCTCGAAGGACCAACAGAGGTGCCTTTCCCGACGATCCCGATAGTGCCGGTGCTGGGTAAGGAGCATACGCTGGATAACTACACGTACTATCGAGGCCTGATACGCTATGCCAAGGACGCGCAGCGTATGCACAACTACTGGATGAGTGCAGCGACGGAGCGTGTAGCTCTTGCGCCGAAATCGCCATACATACTTGATGCCAAGAGTATCGAGGGCTTTGAGGCTATGTGGCAGCGGGCAAATACGCGCAACTGGTCGTACCTGCCTTACAACGCCACGAGAGACGTCCCCCCACCGAGGAGAGAGCAACCACCCTCAATGCCGGCTGCTGAGCTGCAGCTTGCCATGGCAGCGAGTGACGAGATCAAGGCGGTTATTGGGCTTTTTGACGCTTCGCTCGGTAACCAGGGCAACGAGACATCCGGTAAGGCAATACTGGCTCGTCAGCGACAGGGCGACCGAGGGACCTTTGCTTTCATCGATAACCTGGCAAGAGCGCAGCGACAAATCGGCAGGCTTTTAGTGCATGCTATCCCGAGGGTCTACGATACCGAGCGAGTTATCAGGCTCAAGTTCGTTGACGATACAGAGGACTGGGTGCGTATCAACGAGACCATCGTGGATCGGCAGTCAGGCAAGAGAGTGCAGGTGCACGACATCAGCGCGGGCAAATACGATGTAACCGTAACTTCCGGGCCGAGCTACCAGACGCAGCGGATGGAGGCTGCAGATACACTGATGCAGTTCGTCCAGGCGGTCCCGCAGGCAGGGGGCGTGGTGCTTGATCTCATAGCAAAAAATATGGACTGGCCGGGCGCAGACAAGATTGCCAAGCGGCTTAAAAAGATCATCCCACCAAACGTTCTCGACCCGGACGAGATGGCCGAAGAGGGCATACAGCCACCGCAACCGACCCCGGAACAGCAGGCTGAAATGGCGAAATCTCAAGCTGATATGGCGAAAGCTGAGGCCGAAAAGGTCATGGCGAATGCAAAGGCCATTGAGGCACAAGCCAAGATCGCTGAGATACAGGCCATGTCCGGCGGTGGCATGACAGACACGGTGCGGCAGCTTGTAGCAGATGCTATAGCTGAGTTTATGGCGCAACAAAAAAGTGATGCGCAGCAAAAAAAGGTCGTTTGAACCTCTTGCATGCACTTGTACATAACCAATAACAGCTAACGGGCGGCTATAAGAGCCCGGCATATATCGCAAACACAAATGCGCAACAAATGAGCGATCAGGTAGATCAGAACACACAGGCTGAGTCACAATACGAGGTGACATACAGCGACAAGCCGGTGACCACCGATGCTATAGTGCTCGATGACGAGCCCACTAAGCAGGGTGGCCAGGAACCAGACGGGAGCGCACAACCCAGCGAGTCTTCGGCAGACAGCAAAGATGATGCAGCAAACACCGCCGGTGATGCAGGCGATAAGGACCACAGGGATGACGAGGCAAAGCCGACCAGCCGGGTCCAGAAACGCATCGATCGCCTCACGAAGGAGAAGTATGAACTCAAAAGAGAGCTGGAGGAGCTGAAAGCCGGGAAGCGTGCTGACAGCAGCAAACCCGCGGACGATGATGCCGAGCCGAACCTCGAGGATTACGACACGTATGACGAGTATCAGGCAGCGGTAGATAAGCACAACGCCTCGACAAAAGGTGATGATGCTGCCGCGAAAAAAGACAATGCTGCCACAAAGCATGATGATAACGAGCAGCTCCGGGACGCAATCAATGAGATTCAGGACGGATACGATGAGGCGAGAGCAAAGTACAGTGATTTCGATGACACGGTCATGCAGAATGATCTGGCTATCTCACCGGCAATGATAATGGTGATTGCGGAAACAGAGGACCCTACCGAGGTGATCTATCATCTCGGGAAGCACAAGGACGACGCTAAGCGCATCGCATCCCTGACACCGACCAAAATAGCTATAGAGATCGGCAAGATCGAGCGAGACCTGAAATCATCGGGATCCAAGACGCAAAAAGCAAAAACCGATAAGAAGCCCACCAGCGCACCGGAACCAATTTCTCCGGTATCTGGGTCAAGTGCGGTTAAGCGTAAGCTCTCGGATGCTCGCTCGCAACAGGAATATGCCGAGATACGCGCAGAACAGGCAAAGCAGGAGACCAGGGGCGCAGGTTGGGTGTAATCACATCCACAGGAGTCTATTATGGGCGTACATGGTGAGGATGGTAATGTCTTTCTAACTGATGACATTATCCTCCGTGAAATGATGGAGGTGCTGAAAAGCTCCGCCGTCGGTGTAAAGAGGGTCAATCGTGACCTGGAAAAAAGGTTCGGTAAGGTTGGCGATACTATCTCGCTCGAAAAACCGTTCATGACGCAGACTGCAGAAGGGCGTACGCTTGTCAAGCAGCCGATGACCGATACCAAGGTTGGTTTCAAAATTGACAGGCAGCGTAACTGGGGTCTTCAGTTCAACCAGCGCGACCGCACGCTGAGCATCCAGAACTTCCGTGAGAGGTATATCAATACCGGTATCATGATGCTGGGTAACGCAATCGAACGCTCAGTGCTTGAGTGCGCTGTCAAGAAGAGCTACCTGATGGGAGGTACTCCCGGCACCGCTCTGGACAGTGATGCTGTCATTGATATCGATGGTGACATGACAAACATTGCTATCCCTGATGACGGGATGCGTAGTGGTATCATCAACATCAAGGACGGCAAGGCGATCGATAAGGAGATGAAAGGTCTCTACAACGAGAGCATGGTGAAAGGCGCTGTCCAGAAAGGGTACATGGGGCCAATTGCAGGCATGGAGCTGTACCGGTCAGCCATGATCCCCGTGCACACTGTCGGTAACCATGGCGGCACACCGCTTGTCAAGGGTGGCAGCCAAACTGGCGCAACCCTGGTAATTGACGGATGCACAACCAGCACAAGCGATTTCCTTAAGGAAGGCGATCAGTTCACTATCGCTGGGGTCTACGAGATACACCCGCAGACAAAGCAGAGCACTGGCAACCTGCAGACGTTCGTTGTCAAGGCTGATGTTGATTCCGACGGTTCTGGTGAGGCAACTCTCACTATCAGCCCATCGATCAACGACGGCACACTGACAACGACCAACGCTGCCGGCGAAACCGTCAGCCTTGCCGCTTACAAGAATGTAAGTGCTGCACCTGCAGACAATGCAGCTATCACCGTCATCGGTGACGCAGGCGCAACATACAGGCAGAACGTGTTCTTCCACAAGCAGGCAATGACGTTGTGCATGGTCCAGAAGGAGCTGCCAGAAACCGCTCCGGTCAAGGCTCGTGTACATGACCCTGAAACCGGCTTGTCGCTCAGCATGACCGCTCAGTACGACATCAACGAAGATGAGCAGATCTATCGTATTGATGCTGTATGGGGTGTTGATATGCTGCAGCCTGAGCTGGCCTACAGGGGCTGGTCCGCGAAGCAGGGCGTATAGCCCGCATGTTAAGCGGTGCTCGATGAGTCTACCTGATTCATCGGGTATCGCTTCTTTTTTTCAATCAACCCACCTATATCATGAAAACCTGGCTGTATCACCCAACTGAACCGCCAAGGATCTTCGACCTTGCACAACAAGACTATGGGGAGCTGCGCCGTAAAGGCTGGCGAGACACTCCTGCTGATTGTGACGCGACAGTCAAAGAGACCCCAAAACCGAAGGCTCCAGCAGGCAAGAAGCCATCACAAAGGAAACAAGTATGACCGTTAAGGAGATTATCGAGATCGCCCTACAGGATATCGGTGTGCTTCCGGAAGGGGCTGAGGCTTCACCAGAGGCCATCACTGACGGCTTGAGGTATCTTAACTCCATGCTTGGGTCGTGGAGTGCTGATAGCCTGATTATCCCGGTAATCACTCGGGATTCATTCGTTCTACCGCAAAAACAGGAGATAAGCGTCGGTATCGGTCTTGACCTTAACATTTACCCGCCAACCCAAGTCACGGGGGTAACTATACACCATGCAGGGCATGCTTATGTACCGCAGCCGGTGCCGGAAGAAAGCGTCAGAGCCATAGCTCAACCATCGACAGAAACGATCCCCTCATTGTTCTCGTACCTACCAGGAATAGATACAGCAAGCATACTATTTAGCTCAGTCGCTCCTCCGGCATGCTCTATCAGCTTGAGATACTTGCGGGTACTGGGGGAGTATGATAGCCTGACTGATGGAACAGAGTTTCCGCCAGGATACGATTTTGCAATGCACAAAGGACTTGCGGTGGTGATGGCCGCGAAGTTCGGTAAGCCGGCATCGCAAGATACAGCAGCGCTTGCGGCGGATGCTTACGCAAAGATCAAGCACCGAAACGCAATAAACAGGGTTCCGTCTGAGCTGGACGTTCCGAAAGGCACTCCTGGCATAAGGCCATCAACACGATACAATATCGAATTAGGATGAGTAGCGTTCAGATCAACTTTGCAGTATCAACCCAAGAGGGCCGTTTCAAGGCAGTAAACGGGTCAAGGCTCGTGAACCTCTACCCGGAAATAAAGGCTGAGGGAAGCAAGACAAGGGTGATTCTTTGCGGAACGCCAGGTCAATCCCTTTTCTGTGCGCTCCCGACAGGGCCGATTCAGGGCGCTCACGTCATGGATGGAGAATTGTACGTCGTCACCAGCACAAAGTTCTATCACGTTAAATGGAACGGCGAATACGAGGAGCTTGGTGATGTGGTCTGCAATGGACGTGTAAGTATGGCGACAAACGGGATTCACCTTGTTTGGGTCAACGGCATCCGAGGTTACGCATACAGTATCGTGGATGGGGTGTATGAGCTCCAGGGGGAGGGATGGTACCCGGCAAACACCGTTACGCACCAGGACGGGTATTTCATCTTCAACCGACAAAGTACCGGGCAGTTTTTCCTGTCAAATCTGCTGTCAACAGAATTTGATGCACTTGATTACGCTACAGCTGAGTCCTCCCCTGATGACACCATGGCAATCATATCTGATCAGAGGGCCTTATGGCTCTTTGGCACCAATAGCACAGAGATATGGTACAACGCAGGTGGTGATTTTCCCTTCCAGCGTATGCAGGGGGCCTATATCGAAAAGGGGATTGCTTCCCCCTATTCTGCGGCGAAGCTGGATAATGGCATCTTTTTTCTTGGCGCTGACGGTATAGCGTACCGGACAAACGGCTATACGCTGCAGCGCATAAGCACACACGACATAGAGTACGATTACTTGTCGGGGAGCATTTCTGATGCTTACGCTTACGCATACAGCGAGCATGGACACTCCTTCTATGTCCTGACGATCCCGGCAAAACAGGCAACTATTGTCTATGATGTTGCCAGTGGGCTTTGGCATAACAGGTCTCATTCGGTCCATGGCAGGCATAACGCACAAGGGTACGCGTATTGCTACGGCAAGCATATCATAGGGGATTACCAGAGTGGGAACATCTTTGCGCTTGATGATAAGGCTTACACCGATAATGGAGACATGATCGTCAGAGAGGCGGTGGCACCGGTCATGCACAACAACAACAATCCTGTTTCCATGTACGGGTTCGAGCTGCAAATCGAGAACCCGGGCGTGACTGAACGTAGCGATTACCGCTCGCCAGGGCTTCTCTTCGAGGACGATTCCGGGGTGCTGTTACTTGAGGATGGCAGTTATTTCAGGTTGGAGGGGCCAGAGCCAGAACTTGATGAGATGTTTAACGTCCCAAAAGTGACGCTTAGATTCTCGGACGATGGACAAAAGACGTGGAGCTCTCCCTGGGAACGGAAGTTTGGCCGAGACGGGGCTGGACTTGTTCGCGTCAAGTGGGGGCCGATGGGTCAGTTTGTCGAGCGCCATATCAAAATCACTATAACTGATCCGGTACCAGTCAGTATTGCCGGGGCTTATACGGAGGTCGTGTAATGGATAACATGCAGGCACCGATCCAGCAACAGATCATTGACCTGGCTACAGGGCTCCCGACAAAGCTGATGGCCGATTTCATGCACCAGCTGGCGACGTCTTCAGGCAAGATGGATCCCGAGACAGCAGAACAGCTGAAAGAGCTGTCTGATAAAAACAGTGATTCAGATGCATCGATCCGTGATCTCACCGCAGAACTGCTTGCTTTAGCTCGTCAGCTTGGCGCAAGTGTTAGTGATACCGAAGAAGCTATACAGACAGCAACAGAAAGCCTTGCTCGCAAAATATCACTGATTACGGCATCGCTGAGCGAGGCTGCTGCAGCGATAGCTGAGGAACGCCAGGCAAGAGTTCTTGCTGATGAGGCTATGGCGAAAATACGAACCGTCATGGCTGCTGAGTTTGATAGTGCACGCAGTGCCATAACTCAAGAGCAAAGAGTTCGAACGACGGCGGATGAAGCGCTGGCGCAATCCATCACAACGCTTGAAGCAACAGTTGATGACAACACCGCGGCGATCTCTACAGAGCAGACCGCACGGGCTGACGCAG